AAAAAGCAGAGGAACCGGCAGCAGGAAAAAACATTGATGATATAGGCGCGTATTTTAGCGTTTCAGATGTGCGAAACGATGTTACCGGGAATTGGAGAATTTCAACGATTGCGGAAAATATAGATATTCAGGAATATGCGTTAAGCTATTACAAAGAATATTTCAAAGACGATAAAGAAATTCACGCAATCGTAAACTTTAACTACAAAACAACAACAAAAATATCTGTCATAGGCAATACGCTAGACGTAAGCATATACGATTATGTGGACGGAGAGGAACACGATGCAAAACTATTATTTAGCGGAACATTATTAAAAGAGTATTCTGTTAATATGGATAATGGCAGCATCGAGGAAATACAATAACAAGAAGGCTATCGCAGCAATGCGGTAGCTTTTTTATTTTGGAGGCGATGTTATGGCGGCGGGGCTTGATTTTGAGATCGAGGGCTTAGAGGAATTGGAAAGAGATTTAACAAAAGCAATTCAGACAGCACCGGAGAAAGCAAAAGAAACACTAAAAGAAATTGGAAAAGATTTTAAAAATGCTGCAAAAAAGCGAGCCAATTCAGAATTAAAGCCGCATGAGAGAACCGGCAGCGAAAAGAACAAAGCGATTAAAAGAAAATGGGGAACAAAAGTTATAGAGGAAAATGTAGGCGCAACGGCTTTAGTGTGGAATAGTGCAAGGCATTTTCATTTAATAGAAAACGGTCATAACCTTGTAAGAGGCGGCAGGATCGTTGGTTTTGTTCCCGGTAAACATATCATGGAAAAAACAAGAAACGAGTACGAGAACATAGCACCGCAACGGTTTGAAGAAATGGTAGACGAAATTTTAAAGGAGGGCGATTTGAATTAAAAACGTAGATATAAAAAAAGCAATAAATGAACTTTTAAGTAAAAAATATGCGCCGCCCAATTACAGAATTTACGGAAAAGAAATAAAAGAGGGGTACGCCGCCCCTTGTTTCTTTACGGAAATTTTAGATCGAGGCAGCAGTGCAGAAACAAAAAATTTCGCAAAAGGCGGTTTTACAGTTAAAATAACATATTTTCAAAAGAAAAAGAACGAATTAGATCAGCTTGAAAAGGTAGACGAAATAAAAGACCTTTTCGGGCTGATTTTTTTTGTTGGAAATCGAAAATTGACAGTTGGAGAATTTACGCATGATTACATCGGCGAGTATCAAGATATTTTACAAATAAATATCCAAATTGATTACAAGGAAAACACGCAAAGAGAAGAAACCGCGCCGATAGCGGAAGGATTAGGCGTAAAAGTAACGCAAGGTTAAGGAGGTTTAAAATGGGCGCACCAAGTATAACAATTAGCTTTATAGAAAAAGCAATGACAGCAGTAACAAGAGGCGAGCGCGGGATCGTGATGTTATGGGTAAAAGACACATTAGCAGCACCGGCGGTAAATCCGGTTACGGTTGTAACAGAGAAAGACATACCGGACAACTTAAAAGATACAACGGTAGAACAGATCAAACTTGCAATGATCGGCTACACAAACGCTCCAAAGAAGGTAATTGTGTATTGCATGGGAATTGCAGACGACGCAGAAAAGGCAGCGATCGACGCGGGCTATAAAAAGGCTATGGAGGCATCGGAAACAATCAAATTTGGTTATTTGGCTATTCCAACAGTTGAAACCGATCAGAAGGCGCAGGATATTGCAACATGGGTTAAAACCATGCGCGATGTTAAGAAAAGGAAAATCAAAGCGGTATTACCCAATACGGCGGCAGATCACGAAGGAATTATCAATTACACAACGGAAAAGGCAGTAAAAACGGAAACCGTAACCGCAAAGAATGGAAAAAAAACGACCGTTGATACAGAATATACAACAGAACAGTATTGCGCAAGAATTGCCGGACTGATAGCCGGTACACCTATGACGATCGCCTGCACATACGCGCCTCTTTCTGAATTATCAGATTGTACGCGACTTGCAGATATTAGCACACCGGTAGACAAAGGCGAACTTATTATTTTTTATGATGATGAGAAAGTAAAAGTTGTAAGAGGTGTTAATAGTTTCGTAACGACAATAGACGGCAAGGGCGACAGCTTTAAGAAAATTAAAATTGTCGAGGCTATGGACATGATAAACGACGATATTACCAAAACAGCGCAGGACAGCTATTTAGGAAAATACGCAAATTCATATTCTAACAAATGCCTGCTTTTAACTGCAATTAGCAGTTATTTCGGGCAGTTGAAACGTGACGGAATTGTGAGTAGCTATTCCGTTAAATTAGATCCGGACGCAATCAGAGAATATTTAAAAGGTAAAGGATTGCAGGCAACACTTGACGACGGAACCGTAAAGGACGTTGATGAATGTAGCGATGAGGAAATTGTAACAGCAGAAACCGGCGCATTTGTATTTTTAACCGGAAATGTAAAGGTATTAGATGCGATCGAAGATATTAAAATGCCTATTTACATCTAAGGCAGAAAGGAAAGGTAAAAGAACATGAAAAGTTTTAGACCGGAGCAGGTTATAAACGGAACATGGGGCGAAGTATGGTTTGACGGCGAATATTTAGCACAGGTCACAGCCTGCAAAGCAGAGGTAACATTAAAGAAAACAGCAATTTCACAGTGTCAGAATTTGGTAGACGGTCAGAAAGTAACCGGATTAGAGCCAAAGGGTGAATTAAAGTTACACAAAATCAACAGTTTTGTAATGAATAAGGTAAATAAAATTGTAAGGGCGGGAAAGACACCAACACACACAATTATTTCCAATGTGAACGATCCGGACGCAATCGGCGCGGAACGTATAGCATATTACGGCTGCGTGATTGATAAGATGATCTTATCAGACTGGGAGGCAGGAAAGACCGGGGAGGAAAGTTACGGTTTTACTTTTCAGGATTGGGAACCGATGCAGACAATCTAATTAAAATAACAATCAAGGGGCGCGTGATGCGCCCTATTTTCATGTAAAGGAGAAAATAACCATGAATTTAGTAGAGAAATTATTAGCAGTTGACAAGGGCGAATTTGACAAGATCGAAACAAAGAAATTAAAGAGCAAACAGTTATCTAAAATTGTTGGAGAAGATGCAGAAGTAACAATACAGGCAGTAGACGGCGATCTTTTCGGAGGATTGTCAGCGAGTGGATTAGACGAGGAAGGGGAGGTTGATTACGGCAGGGCATTTAGTACAAATGCCAAAATTGCAGCAGCCGGAATTATTGATCCGAATTTAAAAAATGAGGAACTTTTAAGGCATTTAGGGGTTGCCACACCGGCAGACGCAGCAAAAAAGATTTTTAAAGGCGAGATCAACAGAATTTCAACAGAGATCGCAAAGTTAAGCGGTTTCGATAATGAAGAAAAAACAGATAAAGAAGTAAAAAACTAATCAAAAGCGATAGGGAGGTACAAATGGATTACCTGCACTATCGCTTTAAAAATTGGAAACCGTTTGAATACATGAACCTGCCGGAAGGACAGAAACACATAGCGCGGGCGTATATGCGGCAGGAGTTGCGCGACAAAGAAGAAAGAAACAAAGAAATAGAAAAAGCCTTCGGAGGAGGTGGTTGATGTGGGCAGGG